TAGTCTGCCTTGCTGCACCCATAGCATTCTGTACTCTACCAGCAGGTAAGAACCTCATGTGCCTGAGTGCATCCTTGAAGTTCTCAAAGTGATCAGGTGTATCCTTTAAGGCTTCTGCAATACGTACAATCTTACTATAGAAGTCTTCTCCTGTTTGTCTATACTTAACATTATCTATTTCTTCTGAGATGGGGAGTGTCATACCATATTGGATTTCGTTTTCCATTAAATTTCCTTTCTAATTAATTTTATTTTTTAATTTAGTTAAGTACCATATTGCTTTGCTTATATCTTCTTCAGGCTTACCCTTATGTTTATATCTAATTAAATATTTTAAGGCATTACCTTTAAGATAACCTAAGAAGTCATCCTTTGTCATTGACATCTCAATGATATCAATAGCTTCAACGTCCAGCATATTATAATGTGAAGGATTATTTACTGGATCTTCTTTAGAGTAAAGATTTGATTGCGTTTCTGACATTTTTTGTATCCTCTGAATTAACTAAACTGTATGCTACTCTTCTAACTGACTCTGGTTTTAATCCTGCGTAAAGACATACCTCATTAAAGTCTTTACATGTTACACCAACAGATGCAAATACCCATGAGTGTGCTTGATCTCTTTCAATTTGGATATTACTTTTTTCTTTTTTAAGTTTAGGTTTAGATATGTCTAGTAAAGCTTGTAGTATTACAGCTATATATAAAGATTTATGAGGATTCTTATCTGTAATTTCATATAAAGAATCTTCTACTTCAAGAAGATCATCAATCAGTATCATAATATTCTTCCACTGGTCTATAGAACTTACCTCCTACATAATTATTATAATATGCAGGGTTATCAGTTCCTTCAAGCGTACTACATAATACATTGTATTTCATTTGATAATAACATTCGTAATATCGTAAGCTTCGTTTGTTTTTAAACTCAGCTATTATTTCAAACTTAAAGTTTTTCTTACCTAATTTTTTAATGTCTTCAAGTAAATGAGTGCTTGAACCCATATAAGATTTCCAATTAGATTCTGTTTTCTTTTTACCTTTCTTATAATTAAAGTATTGCTTACAACCTATGTAAGCTTGGTTTGTTTTTATATTAGTAATACAATAAACAAAACCAAACTTAGATAGATCAGATTTCTTAGGGTATTCCCAATGCATTACCAGTTATTTATCTCGTCAACTTTAGGTTCCTTAACAACTTTAACCAAGTAGTTAAAACCTCTGGCATATTTAAAAGCACGTAATCCTTTGCCTTGGTTAGCATCAGACCAGCACTCTCTCTTATGGCTACAATAAATACAGCCAATAGCAAGCTTAAGATTACCAGACTCACCATCAGGTACTGGAGAATAACACCTATCAGGAACATTGTCTTTAGTAACCATTCCTTTAAGATGTTTAACTCTTTCTTTAGCATTGATCATCTCCATCTGATGGACAGGAGTTAGACATATCTCACCACTTGATTTATCTATCACAAGAAATGCTGCTTTATTAACTTTGTTAGCTTCAGCATAAGCAGATATCTGTGCTATATAACCAAAGGGATCGTCTTCAATTAAATTATTTTCTTTAAACTTTTTAAAACTATATCCTGATGCACTCTTACAATCAACTAAGACATCATCAATCATAGAATCTTGATGTCCTTTAACACCTTCAACAGTGACCTCTCTCTGTTGGTCAGTAACTTTATGACCAGCAATAGAGGAGCAAAGTAAAAGAAGTTCTTCTAAAATATACCCGTATAAAAATTTAATTCTAGTGCTAGGTTTAAGATCTTCTATTTCATTCTTACTATTAACATCGTACCATAATTGTCTATCAGGTTTACCTATAGCAGATAGTCTGAGGTTACCCCTTGTTCTAGGTTTTTCATATAGAAAAGCTTTGATGTGAACCTTAAGCATTTCCCCGAATGTATCTATATACTTATCTACTTCTTTTTCGTCCATCTTAATAGGATCAAGAGAAAAGAGATCATATATATCAGCAACTAATGTTTCAATTTGTTTCATTATAAAAAAATGGGGTGGAGAAAATCCAACTAAACTCCACCCCAAGTCTCCCTCACTCACACACAGTTAAAATTAAGACGCAAACGGTATCTCTTCTGAAGAGTTAGTAACATAACCACCTTCAACAACTTCAAAATCATTGTCTGCACCATTAGTATATTCTATAAAGTCTACTACTTGTACAGCAGCTAGGTCAGCAGACACCCCTGACTTACCTGCATAATTCCACTCAAACGGTATAGCTTTAACATTAACTACACTACCATTAGCAATTAACTTACCATCCCAACTATTGTTTTGAGAATCTTTTACTATTGGTCCTTGACGTTGAGTGCCATCTTTACGTGCAACCTTACGTTTGACAGTAACAAAGTCTCCACGATCATCACCTTTGTTAGAAATAGTTAGTCCAGCACTTTCAATTACTGAACGATTATTATCGTCTACTTCAATTTGTATTGACCACACTGGCTCAAACTTTGTGTTAGGCTCAGTGATTGAAGCATAGTGACATTTACCTGTAATATAAACTGGATCATTCATTTTTTTCTGTTTCCTTTTTCTATCGTCACTCTATTGTGACATGTAATATAACCATCAAGGCTTATTCCTTTTTGATTACTTGTATAATATCATACTTTAAATTAATGGTCAAGTACTATTTCTAGTATTGCGTCAGTTATTTTATCACCTCCATACTCTGACGGTTCAATAGGGTTAGCAAAACATTTATCATCACGACAGACATTACGTAAATCTATTAAAGGATAGTTAGCACCTGTCACATTACCGTACCTAGTTGTAGTGTGATAGTCATCCCATAGATCATTAGCTGCTGTTAATATAACATCATTAAATATTGATAAACCTGCCTCTGCTTTTCTTTGTATAAGAGGATCAGGAAATTTTGGATTGTATATAGTACATAGATAGATCTGATGCCCTGTGTTTGCTAAAGCATCTACGACTGTCATATAATTTTTCCAAAACTTTTCTTTAATAATATATAAAGTTTCTAAATTAAGTTTGTCTAAACTCTCAACATACTGTAGTGCATCGTTACCACCAACACTTAATATAATATTAGATGGAGTATCACTATCTATATCAGCATGTACATACTGAGGATGTATATTTTCAGTAGTAGTTTTATCTAAAGCATGGACATGAGCTTGCCATTCAGTTGACTCTAACTTACTTATTAAATGTTGTGTTACACTTTTTTCATTAGGTTGTAGATAAACAGCATTATCAAATACACTGTCACCTAATAGTACTAATTTCTTTTTCTCTTTCATTTTAATTCCTTATAGTGTTATGAGTTTAGCTTCTTCGGTAGGGATGTGAAAGAAAGGTTCTTCCAAGTGGGGTTCTCCAATCCTTCTAGAGTTTTGTATTGTTCCAACATTAGAACTATTAACTATACTATCTTTAATAAACCAAGCTTGTGTACAGTCAGAGTTAAAGACCACAAAATATAAATCGTGATTAGAATATTCTTTATTCTTTTTATTAATCAATCTCCTTTTTCTTTCTGGTATACGAACTTCTTTCCAAGAAGGATTCCAACTAGAACCCCATTGATTCTTAATCTCAACCTCAAAGAAAAACTTTTTATCTTTCTTACTGGCTGAGACATCAAAATAATAATCTTCTTTATCTACAATATCACTAAAGTTTTGTGCAGTTAAATAATTTACCATAGCTTTCTTAGCTCTAGCATCATTTTGATTGTACGATTGTCTGTCAAACGGTCTGTTGTTGTGTGGCATATTGTTCCTCTTATAAGTAACTCTATGTACTACTACTAAGTAGTAGTACTAGAGTTACGTAATGTTGCATCGGTTAAATATAAAATAGATCTTGCTGCTGTTTCAACTGTACCTAAAGATTGATTACATCTTTGACATAACCAACCTCTAAACTCTAAGGTGTCATGATCATGGTCACAGCACCAAGGTCGGGCATGATCTATTTCTTTTTCTTTCTTTAAACAAATAGGACACTGATGGTTATCAGGTAGTGGGTTATCAATTTTTAATTTAGTAAGAACTTTAGTATTAGCTTTTTCACAATCAGAGCAAGCTTTTCTAAATGTAACATTACCATTCTCTAAGTATCTTTCAGTATTAAAGTAATCACGGGTTAAAGGTTTAATGCTTTTACATATTTTACATGTTCTAGTTTCTTTCATATCAATGTGTCTCACTCCATGTTGTACCAATTTTATATTCACAATCAAGAGGACATTTAATATTTAATGTTTTCTCTGTTTCTTTCATAGCATCTTTAGTAATCTGTCCAAACTTAGTAGCATCTTTCTTAGCTACCTCAAACTGATACTCATCGTGTATGGAAGCAACTAACTTAGCATCAACTCCTAATTTACGTATACGTTCAGTGATATGTACAAGCCATTGCTTACAGATGATAGCACCTGCACCTTGAAGTAAAGTATTTAAAGATGCATAGTCTGCTCTGATATGTAAGAGCCTACCATCAAGAGCTTTAATAGTTCCTGTTTGAGAAGCTTCTACAACATTTTCTCTTAGCTCTTTAAGCCTTGGCATGTTACGTAAGAACTGAGTAATAAGTTGCTGTCCTTCTTTAGCAGAACCACCAACCACTTTACCTATCTTAGCAGGGCCAGCACCGTATAGAAAAGCATAGATAAAAGTCTTAGCTTGATCACGATCTGTAAGTCCAGCAGCTTTCATGTTAGCTGTATGTACATCACCATTAAGAACTTCATTGGTGAAGTCAGGATCATTCATGTAATGAGCAAGACATCGTAGCTCTAGTCCAGAAGCATCAGTGCCAATCAAGACATGAGTATCAGGATTAGATACAGTCCATAGAGAACGACACTCCTTACCATAGGGGGAGTACACAGCAGGTACTTGAGCCATGTTAGGAGAGTTGTGTGCCATACGTCCAGTGATAGTACGTAGTGTCATAACTCTGCCACGAACTTTGTCATCATCTTGACAAGCTTCTATCCATGCTTTGATTAAGCCTGTACGTTTCTGTAGTAGAAAGTACCTGCTAAACATCTTAGCTTCTTTCATATTAATTGTGTCAAGTATTTCTTCTGATACAATAACATTACCTTTATCTGTAAATTTAGTAGGCTTCCAACCTAGTTCCTCTAATCTTTCAGCTATCTGCTTACGACTAGCTATGTTGAACGGTATATATTTTACCTTAGTCTTAAGCTGTACTTCTCTTGGCTTAAACATTTCTTGTGCTTGATTCTCAAGCTCATGTTGTTCTTCTTCTAGTGTAGCAAGAAAAGACATAGCTTCACGTAGATTAAAAGAAAAACCATTTTTTTCTTGTTGATCTACAATAGCCCTAATCTTAAGCTCAAGGTCATAACTCTTAGAAGAAAACTTCTTACCTTCTTTTTCTAATTGTTGAGCTACTTTATGTGTTAGTCTTACATCTTGTCGGCAGTACTCTAACATCTCAGGTGTATACATATTAAAGGTATGAAAGTCACCCTTTGGAAACTTCAACCTCTCACCCCATGAAGCTAGGGAATGACCACCATCTCTGATAGGGTTGTATAACTGTGACTCTATCAGAGTATCTCTTACTTGTGATGGCTTGATGTTCGATCCTGTTAGACGATTAAGTATTGGAGCATCAAAGCTAACTCCATTATGCATGATAAATTTATCTATCATCTTTGACCAAGATGCAAACTCTTTACACTCATCACCTACCCATACTTTTTCTTTACCATCAGAATAGTTACGAGCTACAATGCAATGTATCTGAGTTGCATTTAAGGCATCTGTTTCTATGTCAACTATTGCCGTTGTCATCTTCATCATCCTCCATAAATGGGTTACTGATCTCAGTCATTCTACCACTTTCTTTATCATAATGCAACCTTGAAGTTACGCCTGTCTCTCCTGTATATCTATTCTTTAAGATACGTAAGACAGTAGTGTTGGCTTCAACAGGATCATCAGCTTGTTGATTACGTTCTAATGCAATCACACTATCAGATAAGTGAGCAATAGAAGCAGACCCTCTGAGATGCGAGAGAGATACTTCTCTGCCGTCCTCATGGCCTCTGTCACCTGATGGTCTACGTAGGTGACTGACAAGTAGTA